GGCGGTGGTGCTCCTGCTCCTGCTATGCCCCCTAAAATGCCTGCCATGAAGAAAGGCGGCAAGGTCAAAAAGTATAAATCTGGCGGTAAAGTTCGCGGTGCGGGCATTGCTAAACAAGGCGTCCGTAAGTGTAAAATGAGGTAGTCATGGCCACTAAAGAAATGATGGCGCGTAAGCGTCGTGAAAAAGCACAGAAACAGTCTAAAGAGCGCCGTGCTAAACGTATTAGCGAAGGCAAATCAGTTATTGGTGGTGGGTTAGACCGTAACCCAGACACTTACGGGTATATCTTTAATCGTCCGCCTAAGAAAAAGAAAGCTGAAGCTAAAGCCCCTACTAAGAAAAAAGTCGCTACTAAGACTAATGTTAGCGAAGGTACAGCCAAAGTTGGTGGCACTAAGAAGAAGCCTAACTTTACAGCTATGGCTAACCCTACTAAAGGTAAGAACCCTAAAGGTTTAAGCTCTGCGGATTTAGAAGCGTCTATACCCAAAAAGAGTATGCCAAAATCGTCTGGCACTGCCGTATCACAAAACGCGGATAAGATTGTAGCAGAAGAAGTTACCGCAGGTAAAGTTGGCCAGCGTAAGGCTAACGCAGCCGCTAACGCCGATTTTTTCAGCCCAAGTAATATTGGTAAGAAAAAACAAGGCTCGGCTGACCGACTAGCAGCGGCTAAAACACGTGCAGACGCGATGCAGTCAGACTCAGACTCAGGTTCAGGTGCAGGTGTTTCCGGCCAAGAAGGTATGAATGCTGGTGCTAGACGTAGAAAAGAACGCGCTACCCCAGCGTTTAAGCATGGTGGTAAAGTTCGTGGTGCAGGCATTGCCAAGAAAGGCGTCCGTAAGTGTAAAATGAGGTAGTGATGCGCAGATACTATAAGTCTGGCGGTAAAATATGCTCTAAGGGTAAGTCGTGGGCTAAACGTACCTTCGATACTTACCCCAGTGCATATGCTAATATGGCAGCTTCTAAGTATTGCAAAGACCCTAATTACGCTAAAGGTTCTAAAGGTAAGAAATAATGGGCGATCTAAAGAAATGGGTTGACCAAGACTGGGTTCGTGTCGGTACTGATGGTAAAGTCAAAGGTAAGTGTGGCACATCAAAAGACAAGAAGAACCCAGACCGTTGCTTACCACGCAACAAAGCGAACTCGCTAACCAAAGGCCAACGTGCAGCCACTGCTAAGAAAAAGAAGCGGGAAGGCGCAAAAGGCAAAACGGTAGTTAAGAACACTAAACCCGCGACAGTAAAGTTTGGGGGTGGTGGCTTAGCTCGTAAACGACGACACAAATGCGGATGTGGAACTAAATAATGGCTACTTCAGGTACTGCTACATTCAATATGCCCTTCGCAGAGCTTGCTGAAGAGGCGTGGGAACGCGCTGGGCGCGAGCTACGAACAGGTTACGATCTACGTACCGCTAGACGTTCTATGAACCTACTCACCATTGAGTGGGCAAACAGGGGCATTAACCTGTGGACGATAGACGAAGGTACTATCCAACTTACTAAAGACGATGCTACTTACACCTTACCCGCTGACACAATAGACGTATGTGAAATGAACATCCGTACTAATGGAGGCAACGCGTCATCACAATCTGACTTATCTTTAAACAGAATCAGTATACCTACGTACTCAGCCATACCAAACAAGTTATCCACAGGTAGACCATTACAAGCTGTAGTCCATAGGCTAGGCCAAGCAGGTATATACCAAGCTGGCGACCGCACTAATGGTAATACCCCGACCCCTACTACTATAGGCGCGAACGTATCTTTCCTTACTTTGTGGCCTGTACCGGATAGCAGTACCGCTTACCAAATATCGTTCTATCGTATGCGCCGCATACAAGACATGGGTTCAGAAGCAGGTAAGACCGACGCAGATATGCCGTTTAGGTTTTTTCCGTGCGCGGTAGCAGGATTAGCGTATTACATTGCTATGAAAGTTCCTGAGCTAGCCCCTAGAATACCGATGCTAAAACAAGAATACGAAGAACAGTTTAAGTTAGCTTCTGAAGAAGATAGGGAGAAAACTTCAGCGCGTTTTGTGCCTAGTATAGGTCGTTGCTAATGGCTAATAAATTTGCATCCGCTAAAAGAGCGATTGCTATATGTGATCGTTGTGGGTTTCAGTATAAACTAAAGAAACTCAAAGCTCTGGTTATCAAGAGTAAGAACACGCATTTAATGGTATGCCCTGAATGTTGGGAAAAAGATCACCCACAGAACAAGTTAGGGGAAGTTGTAGTAACTGACCCACAAGCAATACGCAACCCGCGCCCAGACAACGCCGCTGCGGCAAGTAGAGTTACCCAGTACGGTTTTAGACCTGTAGGCGGCGGAAATAACGTAGACATACCCAACACACTAGTGGGTAATACCAAGATAGGCACAGTGACGGTGACGACATAATGAGCATGACATACGCGGACTTGAAGACTAACATCGCTGACGTTACTGAGAATACGTTTTCAGACTTCCAGCTAAACTTGTTCATTACCCAAGCAGAGCAAGCTATATACATAGCTATTGATTTACCTGCCAGCACGTTTACAGACAGCGCTACTACCTTAACTATCGGTAGTGCTACATTCGCTGTCCCTAGCGGGTATTTAAGTAGTGTTAGCCTAGCTGTTAAGAGCGCCGCAGGTGTAGTTACGTACCTACTACAGAAAGACAATAGCTTTTTGTTAGAGGCATACCCTGACACAACCTCCACAGCCGTTCCTACGCACTACGCGCAGTATGGTGAAAGTACTTATGGTGGCCCAGCTAATACACTATTTCTTACCGTAGCTCCCACACCTGACGCAGCATACGCGACAATCCACACATACAAAGCCTATCCTGCGTCTATTACTTCGGGCGGGGAAACCGGCACTACTTGGCTATCGACTAACTTTGATAGTGTGTTGCTAAACGGTGCGCTAGTAGAAGCAGCTAGGTTTATGAAAGCTGAGCCAGATATAGTAGCCATGTACAATCAACAGTTTGTAACATCTCTAAAGCTGTTAGGATCACTAGGGGCTAGAACATTTAAAGATGCGTATCGTACGCCCACTGGAGCAGCACCGGTAGGAGTAGCATAAGATGGCTATTACACAAACAATGACCACATCAGCTAAGTTAGCCCTCCTTAAAGGGGACTTAGACTTTGACTCAGTTAGTTTAAAATTAGCTTTGTATACTAGCGCCGCTGATTTAGGTGCCGCCACTACAGCGTACGCCGCTACAGGCGAAGCCTCTGGTACAGGGTACGACGCTACAGGTAAAGCGGTAACTAAAGGCACGCCCACTTCAAGTGGCACCACAGCTTACGTAGACTTAACAGACGTAGAGTGGGCGAGTTCTTCTATAACGGCTCGTGGAGCGTTATTGTACGTGGACGGCGGCATAGCTATAGCTGTGCTAAACTTCGGCTCAGACAAAACATCATCTAACAGCACGTTTACGGTTACTTTCCCTGCCGCGAGCGCGACTACAGCAATAATTAGGATTGAATAATGGCGCATACTACTAGTTTAGGGCTTGTAAAACCGGCAGCGGGCGAAGCAGCGGGTACTTGGGGCACCCTCATAAACACCGAACTTACCGACATGCTAGAAGAAGCTATCGCTGGGTACGTGAGCATAGAGATAACTGGCAATACTACGCTGTCTACTAATACAACTGGGACTAGCTGCCAATCAAGACATGCAATAATCAGGCTAACTTCTGGTACTTTAGGGTCTAACTCTAACATAATCGTGCCTGACCTAGCCAAGATATGGGTCATCAACAACGCTACTACTGGCGGCCAGACGGTAACTGTAAAGACCGCTAATGACGCTGGCGTGGTTATACCTAACGGCAAAACCGCTATCCTATATTGTGACGGCGCAGATGTTAAAGAAGCAGGTACTAGCACCGCAGGCAATGCCACAATGGGTGGCACACTGGATGTTACTGGCGCTACCACAGTGGGTGGCACATTAGGTGTGACGGGTAATGTAACTGTAAACACAGACAAGTTTACTGTAACAGCCGCCACGGGCAACACAGTTGTAGCGGGCACGTTAGCTGTTACAGGTGTTACAACTGCTACTGGTGGACTTACAGGATCACCTACGGCTACTGTACCTGCAAGTGGTAACAAAGATGCAACTGCTATGACAGCACTTGTTGGGCAAAGAATTATATCCATCGCTACCGCAGCTACTGCTTACACATTGCCCGATACAGCTACAGCGGCCATCCCTGTTGGCTCTACTTGGGTTATTGTTAACGCAGACCCTAATAACGCGGCTGATATTACTATCCAAGCGGCTAATGATAATGTTATAGCCCTGTGTTCAGGTCTAGCCTACACCGCAGGTAGCGCCAACGGCACTAGAACTATAGTCCATGGCGGCGTAGCCGAGATCGTATGCGTAGCAGATAACTTATATGTTATCTTTGGTGGGGGCGTTAGTTAATGTCTTCTGGCGCTATAATGATGGTAGGCGGCGCAGGGGGTGGGACTAATGTCTCCGTTATGACTGTGGGGGTTACTAACGCAAAACAAGGGTTCTACTATGGGTTTACTAGAGTGCCATTCGCGGTGTTATCTGATGAATCGCTTGAAAAGGCTCAGTTCTTAGGTAACCTATCTCCTGACCACGTGACAGTTGATGGCACTAACTACACTATACACACCCTCCGCACACAGAACGCTAACCCGTCATTTGTATTCGCCGTGGCCGACCCAGACGAAAATCTATCAGCCACATCAATAACGTCTGTAGTAACACCTTTAGGCAGTGTTAATATGAGCGCCCTTACCTTCCAAACAGTACTAAAGAGCGGAGTGAACTACGCACAATGGTCAGGTAATGCAGTAGGCGCAGTATCATTATTTGGTGACGAAGACGACGCTTCTGTAACGGTGACGTTCGATGTTTAGCACTACGATAGTTAACGTAGTTGACCTAGTGAGGCTAGAGCAACTATACGCCGAAAACAAAGACACCATAGATACCAATACAAGGGCAGACTTTGACACTATAAAGCGTATGTTCGTACACGCGTGCGAGAACAAACTTAACGCAGAGATAACTAAAGACGGGGAAGTTGCGGGCTACACAACAGGTATAGTTAAGAACAAAGCATACTACTGCACAAACGTGGTAGTAGGTAACAACAAAGCATTTATACTGTCTGGTGATTCCTTTTGTAAGGCATTACGGGATTTAGACATTACAGCCATAAAAGGGCATGTAAAGACAAACACTCCAATGTATGATTTCTTACTTGCGAGTTTTGGCAGAGAAGACTTATTTAACGCCGAAGTGGGCCTTCCTCTCGAAGGCCACA